GCAAGACAATTTATCAGAATAAGGATTGCATCCATTGAACAAGTCTCTCATCTCGGCGATACCAACTGCCCTGTCGTAATGTTTCACTATCTTGCTGATCACTGTATCGGGTGTTGGTTCAACGTCAAAGTGCTTGAATACTGCGGTGAGAATATTGTCCTCTATCTCGGAGAACCCTGGAAATAACTTCTTGAGCGGTGATGGCATGTCGTTCATAAACGCCTCTGCTGCGTCATGGAGTATAGCCATCTTGGCGAGATGCGGGTCCAGTGCAGCCACCAGCCTGGCCACGATCACCGAGTGCTGAGCGACAGAGTAGAACGCCGAAGTGTTACCGGCAAACCTGCATATGTTGGAAAGGGAATGGGAAATATCGTAGATGTCGTACTCATAACTGTGCGGCTTGAGGTAGTCAAATACTTTTCCCCTGGCCGTGACTATTGTTGCGTTGCTCACTTGGACCCTCCAGATTAAGTTTAACATCAACCATACTTAAGGCCATGTTACCACTATAACCTGGAGGTGTCAAGAGTTTTTTTACTGAAGCTTCTTCTCTTCGGGCTTTTTCGCCTCGGGGTCTTCAACCTTGCGGCTTCTCCACTCGGTCCTGCCGGGGTGCTCAGTTACGAGCAGGCAGTCTATGCACTCGAACAGGCTGACCTTACCATCACGGCGAAGAACCTGTACCCTGTTGTGATTACACATAATTTCGCTCCTTATGAGGTGAATCCTCGGCCATCCGTGCGATTCTGGCTGAGCATTCTTGAGAAGTCAGGGACAACTACCTTGCCCTGCCAAACCATATCGGCAATACCTACCCGGCATCCACACTTGCCGCAATGAACATCCTCGCCAGGCTCCACGGGAAGGCCGCTCGGCCCAGCGTAGTTCTTGGATGGCCACTGAGGACTATAGTCAGGCTCTTTCAACCCCCAGCCGCAGAGGCCCCCGCATACTCCCTTGTGACCAATCCTTATTGCCATGGCTTAAGCCCGCCTCGTTTCGATAAGGGTATTTATGGCGTTGATAATCGGCTCGCTGATGTCCTTGGCAACCATCGTGGCCATAGCCTTCGTAGTGTCGAGCATCAACTCAAGGCTCTCGACTGTATCTTCGATGGCAGCAACCGACAGCAGGGCCTTGCGCAGGGCTTTTTCGCGCCAATCGGGGTCAGAGTCGGGACAGGCAGTGTTGCCGTTCTCGAACGCAGGTGCCGGTGAATAGGACGAGTATCCGTCTTCATAGATGACGAAGTAGCCGCCTGCAGCCGGAAGGTGTTTGTGCCACCAGTCGGGGGTCACGTTGAACGGTGCGAATTTCTCGTTACTGGGCACGATCACCACCTCGGTCATCGCTCTGTGACCGGCAGCGTCAACGTCTTCGTACCTGATACCAACCTCGGAGATCTTGAGGGCGGCAACGACTTTGTGAGAGCGATACTTCGGAAGGTCTGCATACTCGGGATACATGTTTTTCATCTCCTTACGCCCTCGTCAAGGGCATTTGCGAGGAAGTCATTCCTCTTTCTTAGACATTCGCTACATTTGGGCATTGATACCATCTCGCCAATGGTGTCGGCCAGGATAGAAGTGAGCTTATCCACCTGAGCCTTTGATCTTTCCAGGGCCTCCATCAATTCAGCCCTGCTCATGATCGCGCTTTCAGCCGCCATAGTACCTCACGAACAATATGATTATTTGGTCGAAGACGACATAACACACTGCTCCCCATGCTATGCCGCCCCAGATGATTTCCGATATGTCGGAAGCTACCTTTTTAGCACTCATTCCCAAACTATGAACTGGGCCGCTTTTTTCTTCTAGTCGGAAACTCTATCGTACTCTACCAGTCTTCTCCTGTCGTTGAGCATGACCTTCAGGCTCCTGGCCTCCTGGACTGCCTGCCTGGCCCTCGCCTGCCAGTCGCCATCTTTCCCTGGACATATGCAGTCGTGGATCTGATCTACGGCGTCAAGGAGGAAATGCTCGTTTATCTTGAGCTGCTTGACCTGACGCTCCAGGTCTGCGATCTTCTGCCGGTCCTCGTTCATCCGTTGAATGGTTTCGATGCCGTGCATGTTACAGGGCCTCTCCGACCGGTGCCTCTTCTGCAGGAGGGGGATTGACGTCGTGCCTGTCTACGGTGCCGTTCCCGCTGCTCTGGCCATCTTGATTCCAGGTGCGCTGCTCATGGAACGGTTTCGAGTCTGTGCTCAGATCCTGAACGAGAGTTCCGCCGCCCTTCACCTCTGCGGTGTTGCCGACGTTGACAACGTTCTGGTTGCCTTTCAATACTAGGCTACCTGTTGCACCGCCGCCGCCCTCTTGGCCCCTCCTGTCGGTATAGCGAAGGAGTGTGTCGAGCGGCTGATTGAGCGCTCGAATCCAGTCAAGCAGTGTGTCGGGTCGCATGAACTGCTGTCTACCCATGCCGCCAGCGAAAGCCATACCGATGGCGGTGACGCACGATTCCGTCTTGCAGGCCTGGACGGCTGACGCGAAGCCCTTGAACATGTTCTCGTTCGAGGTGGCTATATGCTTATTGGTTTCGCCGATGTTGCCGGTAATCCCTTGGATACAGCCGGTCAGCGTCATAGCCAGCAAGCCGAAGATGATGCCGAGAACAATACTGGTGATCTTTGTCATGTTTCATCCTTTTTCGTATTTTTTGATGAGTCGGCCAGCTCGATTCTTGGCCTGTTTACGATACCACAAGCTATCCTTCATCCCGGCTACAACTCCGGGAATGTCGCCAGCCTCTGCAGCCTTGAGGGTGTCCTTGAATTCAGAGAGTCCTTCAACCCCCATCTGGTACGCCATCTCGTAAAATACCTCGCGGCGGGCAGGGGTCAGGTTCTCCATCCATGGCCAGGCGGTCAGGACGTCGTTGACCCGGTCCTCAATGATCATCTCGCAGATCCTCGACGCCAGATCCTCGCTTATGCCTATCTCAAGGTTGAAGCCGTAGCCTATGGTCCAGATCCCCATGGAGTCCTTGTACATATGGCGCTCATAGTTCTCTTCGCGCTTGACCGATCTGGCCGCTCCCCTGATGACGTCGATTGTGTCCCTCTTTATCGATCCCATGCCTTCCTCCAATAGTATTTCAGCCAGTAGCAGGCGCAGGCTACCTTACAGCACAGGAACGTGGTCAGCCGGTATCTGTGCTCATGGTGCCAGACGCAGGACCAGCAGATTTTAATTTTTCGTTTTGCCATTTTTCCTCGCAAGTGGCCGTGACTTTTTTAAGGCCACGGCCTGGGACAGGTAGCGAATCCTGCTGCAACGACGCCTTAGTACGGCGGTGGTGCTGTGTTTATAAGACAACCTTAATACATAGTTGCGGACCATGCACAAAAAAAATCGCATTCACGAAAAAAAGCTATTGACACCGTCCGGACCAAGGTGTACATTGGAGACATAGAATGACCCAGAGCGAGACTGGACGACGAAAGGCGAGGTTAATCAAGACCCGAAGATTTTAACAAATAAGTATACTTAACACAGGAGATTTATTATGGATTACATCGACAAAATTATTGCTTATGAGAATGGCGAGATGACGGACGAAGAAATCGTTGAGTTATTCCAAGAGCTTATAGACGAAGGAACGGTTTGGCATCTCCAGGGGTCGTATGGCCGACTGGCTTCCGACCTCATCGATATGGGCATGTGCAATGCGAGGGGGTAGGCTATGAGATATTACGTTGCGGAACGTACCAGTTACAAGAGCTGGTCTGTCCTCCTCCGGGATGACCAGACTGGTAAGATCGTCAAGACGGTAAAGGAAGGCTTCAGGGTCAGGATGGACGCAGTACGCTGGGGCAGGGATAACGGGATCAAATTCACTTCCCATAGTAACATGGTCGAGGAGGCCGAAGGTCATGACGCAATCTCATTCGCATAGACTACCAACGGCCTCCGAGGCTGCAGAGTTTGCCAGACTCCTGGACGAGAACCCTGGAAAATGTGTCTGGGGGGCGATCAATCCCGACGACGGGATACTGACCGTCCACGTGGATGAGGATGAAAGCCTCATGCGACTGGCTGTTATTATCGGCTTCTGTGTCTTTCACGTGATGGAGGCCTTATGAAATTTCGACCGAGTACCACGGAGAAGATCCTGTGGCACCAAGACCTGGTAGCGCACCTAGCAAGCTTGATCCGGGATCACCGGGTCAAGCTTGCTCAGTGCGTCGATATGGAAGAGTTCGATTTCTGGGCGAACAGGCTCGACTGGTATCAGGTTGAGCTGGCCACGGAAAACGACAATTATGAACAATGGTCCTTCAACTATTAACGGAGGTCGTCATGGGCAACAGTTTACAGGAGTTCAAGGAACGTCACAATGGCAGCGAGGGTGGATTCAATGACGTATGCTTTATCTTCGCCGTGAACACCTCTGGGAATGCCAGCCAGGAGATGGAGTATGTGAAGGCTCGCCTCGGTCGCTGCGCCAATATCAAGCAGGTTGAGGGTAGTTGGGATGGTAGGCGGGAAATCAGCTACGCAGTATTTCCCCTAAGGGACGAATGGCTGTACTATAAAGCCACCTCTGACGCGGTATTCCAGCTCGCCAGGTTGCATGACCAAGAGAGCGTTCTGATCCTGGAGCCGAAGACCGAGCTGGGGAGAACAGCCAGGCTGCACTGGATGAAAAAACACCAGGTCCAGAACCTTTCCGGCTATTTCGTCGCCGTGCCCCCTGCAGAGGCTATGAAGGAGCAGGGATGGACCAGGGACGGGAATAACTTCTATATTATAAAGTAGGCTCCACAAAATAACGGGGTCGGTTGGTAATTCCAGCCGACCCCGTTATTTTTTTGCCCTTAGAATCCAGAGTGCCTGTCGAGTACGTGCTTGGGTATGCTCCCCAGTGCCTTCCTCACCATCCTCCCGTCAATCGCCTTGCACCAGGCGTGACGTCCTCCAGCCGTCAGCGCGACGACCTGAGTTACTTCCAGGATCGGCTTCGGCGGCTTCTTGACGTACCATGATTTTCTCGGCCTCCGATAATCCGTTAGATAGTCCAGACTGATTTGATTTCGGCTCCTCGGACGATACTCTCTTTTCCGACTCATGGCGCAATGCCTCCATTTTTTTGTTCCATTTTTCGATAGCCTCTTTCTTGGTTGTTCCAAGCACAGCAGGACGAGAGCTGCACCAGCTATCAGAGCATATTATCGTCCACCAATCTGGCCCCATATGGTATATATCAGGCCTCTTCTCGCATTCAGGGCACACGTCACAAAGCTGAATCGAACGCCCGGTGAAATCAGTCATCTTTTCCATCGTCGTCACCCTCCCAGGTGTGACTGCCCATATACTCGGGACTCGCCTTGCCAACCAGGTCAACGAATTGATCCCTGGTCAGGAGCGTGTACTTGGTATTCTTGCCAAACCACTTTCCGTCGATCCTTACCCGGTACATGGATCTCCAGAATTCCCTGCGGTCGTCGTTTTTGAGGGGAGGCTTGGGCCAAAATAAGCTGCTGGACGGGGTCCAGTTCATTGCCCAGTGCCACGCAAGGAATCCCTCGATCTTCATACTGTATGACTCCGTCCTTCCGACAAAATCATCACGCTCGACCCTCTTGAGATACACCTCGTCTGGCTTTCTTTTCTCGGACATTGATTACCCAAAGTCAAGGGGTTGGACTTCGCAGTCGTCGCCGGATTCCATCTGGTGAGCATGCCACCCTATCAGACAATAACCGCACTTCCGCCAGTACTCGCCGCAGATCTTCCTCGACTCCTCCCTCGGGTCGGGGGGATCTCCTTCGGTATCGATCCACCAATCCTTAAACTCCTCCGTGAGCAGGTCGTGAGCGTTCTTAACAAACCACTGGTTCTGCCCCCAGTCTATTTCCGCCGCCATAATCCCCTCCATATCCTGATGAAGTTGTAGAGGTCGATGAAGTACTGACCACTCGTGATGTAACGAATGGCCAGTGTCGCTATCCTTAGCCTGTATCCTACCTCTTCAAGCGCGGAATGTCAAGAATAATATCTCTTCTTCTTCGACTCGCTGGTCTCGAAGGCAAGCTCAAACTGCATCACCTTGCTTTTCGGTATGATGGTTTTCGCCCCGAACTTTATAAGGCTCTCGGGGGTCGCCGGTCTGATCGATATGCCTTGCAGATTTTCAAGGCGTTTGATTTCTCCGGGAGTAGATCCTGACTCCTCCATGATCCCGATGATTTTGCCGTCAGCCTCGATCTCCCACCACGATTTTTCCTTGGTATTCTTAACGGTGCTCATCTTCAACCTCCTGGCCAGGAATGATTAAGCACCCCGATAGCACTGGCGTAAGCTTACCACTCGTATCCTGCATCTGGATCGTCAGAGTAATGTCAACCGGGGGAGCCTGCTTTGCCGACTCTCCGTCACGTTTTTGTACCGTGTCGGCGATCATCGCGCAGACGATAAGGGCGACGAAACATATCAGGGCCATGATCGACGGATGCATTTTCACGCGTGGCCTCCTGGAATAATTATTCTTTCGTTACGGACCGGGCGCATACCGTATTTGAAGTTGAGCCAGTCCTGTATGAGACATTCGTACATGGCCTGCTTGTTACAGGTGCCGTCGTCAATTGCCGCCTTTGGGATTGCCATCCCCTGTATCTCCGCTACAGGGACAACCTCCCGCCCCCTGCTCGTCTCGACAATTTCCCCCACACACAGGAGCACCGTCTCCACCCCCTCGACAAGGACAACCTGTTCCAGGATTGCAATGTTGTCCACCCTCTCGTTCCCCGGCTGAATTATCTGAGTCATCGGCATCTCCTTTGCATCTGCACATTTTCCATCTCCTCGTGAATATCCAAAAGTCTTTCGTAGACCTCCTCGATAAACACGGCACCGTCCTGGATCTCGTTCAGGTAGATAACCATCCCTTGATGTTTTACGTTCCTCAGGTTGAAGGTCCAGGTGGTCCTGCCGTGTTCCGAAGCGGCGAAAACATCAATTTTTCTGATTATCCAGTGCGCACCGAATTCCTCCGTCAGTTGTTTTTTTGTAAGTTTCATGGCACAGCCTTTGCCTTTAATAGGTTCCCTCGTCAGGGTGGTGATTCCTTTCTGCACAGATCCGTCTTGCCCGCTCGAATACATCCTCCTCGGTCACTGGCATCCGTTCCTTAATTACCTCGTGGAGGTATCCCATAGCGTTAAACATTACACCGCACAGCTCGTCAACGATGTTACCCTTGCGCCACCCCCGGCTTATCGCCCAGAATTCAACGAAATGACGCCACATCGATTTACGGTATTCCTCCTTGGGTATACCCTTCTGCCAGTTGTCGGAAGCGCGAAGCTTTCCGTCTGCCTGCTTCCTGTGGCCATGCATGTACTCGCCAAAGGCCTCGAAAACCAGTGGGGAAAAGAAGCCGTCGTAATCGATCTTGCTGTCAGAACTGTCCCTGATAGCGCCAGTCTCGAACTCCCGCATGTGACCTCCATTGTTGTGGTTGAAAACCTATGTCCTATGTATTTATATAACATGACAACGAGGAAAACACAACATTTATTTTTTATGTTGACATCAAAAGGCTATCGGTATATAATGGTGGCATAGGCGGGAAATTGTCCCGAAAACAAACAACATTTTACTGGAGGTTTCAATGGGCGACATCATTCTTTTACCGGCACCTGCCAAAAAGATCAAAGGCGAGCACATCGTCGGAACGGCAATGGCCAATATGACCCTCTGCTGCAGGCGTCTCGACCAGTGGTTGTGGGTGCATGGCGTAATGGGGATAAGACCACCGGCCTGGATCGACAACGACAGACGCGAGCGTGATGTCCAATTCCGGCAAACCATCCGGCACGAAAATCTCGACAAGTTTTTCCTGGTTCCGGTTGACTCGATGCCGTGGTGGATTACCGATGGCGGATTCGGTGTTTCTCCGCAAGAAATTAAGATCGATCAATCCTGGGAGAACTGGGGAAACGAGATAATTCAGTAGGCGCTGCAGGTTTCAGATTTTAAAGGCCGTCAGGTTCAATCTTGACGGCCTTTTCCTTTCACCCCTCGTACCCGTTTTCAGAATTAAGAACGTCAAGCCAGTCAGTGTCGATAGCTGGCGGGACTTTGACAACCACCTCGATCTCCCTCTTTGCGCGGGCGGCTTCGATGATAAGCCTGTGAGCCAGGGCGTATGCCGCCTTCTGCCCGTGGTAGTTCTTGTCGTTGTCGGCAAATATATGCATGACCTTCACGGCCTCTGGAGGCTCGAACGATTCTAAGAGCTGCGCTGTAAGAGCTGCCCATACTGGCACATTAAAGAGCTGGTGGGCCGCTATCGACGTTTCTACCCCCTCGGCTATACCAAGGACGTCTGTTGCCTCGAAGATCCGCACAGCGCCACCAGCGAGTTTTCCTAGCGATGGCATGATCCTCTTGGGGTCCGGGATATCACCAAGCTTCTCGCCGTCACTGTTGAGGTAGGTCCGGTGGATGGTGAGCGCCTGGCCCTGGTGGGAATGGAATACCGCCAGCATTGCGTTACGGAAAGCCCTTTTCTCGGCCTCCCAGCACCGCTTGGTAGATCGCAGGGTCGGAGGGAACACACTGAGGCCCCTGTTCTGCAAGTACCATGAGGCGATGTCACCGTGACGCAGCGGGGTTGAATTCTTAAACAGGTTCCTGAGCGCTTCCGGAGAGGCTTTGCTCTCGCTGCCGCCCTTCTTCACCTCGCACACCCCTATGACGTTCGACACCTCCTTGACCGCACCGGCAAAGTCCAGGTTCAGTTTCTGCATGAGCAGCCGCCAGCCATCGCCAGCTCCGCAATAGTTACAGATCCACGACCCGGTGCCGTCGATATTGTCGTACCTGAAGGGCTTTTTGTGGCCCGGTGATCCACATAAAGGGCATTCGGTGTGCCTGCCGTCGCCAACATTGATGCCGAACTTCTCGAATATCGACGTCCATCGGCCAATCACTTCTTCTTTAATATCACGCATGTTTTCCCTTAGACTTCGCATGTTTAATGTTACAGTATGTAATCCAGTTCAGAAACTTCTGATCTGGCTGTATGGGTATGGTATCTTGCACCTGATGTGGCCATACCCCGAACTTATCGCGATACTTATGAGACGCCCATCCTGCACTATATCCTTTCTCTATCCGATAGAATTCGCACATGCCGTAGAATTGTCTCTTGTCGGCCATAGTGAATTCTTTTTTTCCAACTTCTTTCAGCTCGCCGTCCTCTACCTCGCGCATCTTACCGTACTTCTTCATGGGAGATCCGCAGTCAGGGCATATGGTCAAGCCATCCATCACAGCGCCACAGGCTGAACAGATCATCGGCTTGTGTTCTTCCGCCTCGACGGCCTGTTTCTGCCATGCCTTCTTCTTCCCGTCAAGGGTCCACTCGTAGTCAGTCTCCAGAAAGCCATGCTCATTGATACATCCGCCGTGGTCGAGGATGATACAGTCGATCTTGCCGGTTTCCTCGCTGGTCCTGGAGCCACGACCACCCATCTGGATATACCTACCTAACGACTTCGTGCCCCTTGCAAGGATGATACAAGCAGCCGGTGGAAGGTCCGTTCCCTCACAGAGTATCCCGTGGTTCACGAGCACCTGCAGCCGCCCATTATTAAACCTGTCGAGTGAGTCTGCCCGATAATCCTTTGGGGTCTTGTGATCCAGGTGCCTGGCCTCAATACCACGGGAGAGGAACTGCTGCTGCAGGGCGATGGAGTGGGCGATGGTCGTTGCGAAGATGATTGTAGGGCGGTCTGGGCAGATCTGCGACCAGTTGTCGTAGATGTCGCCGATCAACTTTTTCTGATTGAGCTTCTGGCCAAGGTAGCCGATAGCGTAGTCGCCGTTGACCAGCGGCGGCGCGTCGGAATAATCCGGAAGCGTTGGGGCGAAGTACCGGAATGGTACTAAGTACCCGAGCTTTATCAATTCACCTATACCGACTGTCTTGACGATCTTGGAGTAGTACTCCCCCAGTCCTCTGCCGTCAGATCTACACGGGGTAGCCGTGAGGCCGATGACCACAGCTCTGTCTCCGTAGGCCTGGAGGATCTTCATGTAGGATGGACTGATCGAGGTGTGGCATTCGTCAACGAAGATGATATCTGCGTCGTGCCACCATCTATTGAACTTGAGTTCGTCAAGGTCCATTCGCCTGATATAGGTCTGCATGCTGGCGACCTGAATATCGGCGTCGTGGTTATGCGGCTCTCCTGCCATGATGAGGCCACAGGTAAGCCCGGTTTCTTCGAGGGTGCCCTTGGCCTGGAATATCAGCTCTCGCCGGTTGGCCAGAAAAAGGATCTTCTTCTTCTTCGCCCTGCCTAGCATGGTGATATCGCTTGCGATCTTTGTCTTGCCGGAACCTGTCGGTGCGTGAATTATGATATGCTTATGGCCAAGCCCAACATTATACCTTGCTTTCTCGACGGCGTCAAGCTGATACTGTCTTTTCTCAAATATTTTTTCAGTTGAGTAAGATTTTATCATTTTTCTTGTGTTCCTATAAGATTACAATAACTTACGATACATTTT